GGATCCATTTCTCACCTCCGTCAATATCATACAGTCTGGCTTTGTCTGTAATACCCCACATCACCTTTTTCGCATTTACTTTTACTGCTGAATTTCCATGTAAAAACATAGTACTTATCTTTAGGATAAATTACTTCTTCTCTTCCTTATACTCAAAATAAACTATTGTCACTTCATTTAAGTTAATCACCTGTTCCCAACCCCCTTTTTTATTTTGAAGAATAAGAAGCCGGGATTCATGAATAATTTGATAATCCTCACATCTAAATTCACTGGAGATGTTCTTACTTTTCCATGTAATAGTAACTATTACCATCTCTTTTTTATTTTACGATTAACCTTAAATTTTTCTTCAATACTTTCCCATAAATCAATCACCTGCTCCCGAAGTTCAGTTTCTAATTCCAAGTCCTCTACTTTCAATATAGCATTCTCTAACTTATTACTTAACTCTTCTCCGTTTATGGTATAAACAGAATTATCTGTATAATCTTTCACAAACTGAAGATTCTGCCGGATGTCATCTATTCCATAATCATACAGTATAGTTATCAAGGCGGAGCGGTGTGGTTTCCAAGTAGAATTCTTAACTATATTGGCAATGATATTAATCCCTTCTATTCGGGTTGTTTCTTTTCCATGTATGGTTTTTTTCCTTATCAGTTTATGCCCTTGCATAAGTTTGGATAAGTCAATTCTTACCGAACTGTAGAAACGAGTTGCCCATCCTCCGGGGGTATTCGTTTTTGCTCCGAAAGTATTACCGGTATCCCTTATCTGATTTGAGCATACCATCAGGTAGTTGTTCTTTTTAATCAGACGAGCATTCTTCCGAAACCCGGCACTGAATTCCTTTCCTCGTCTCATCCCCATTTTATCCCCTTCTTCGTTATCCATCTCCAAGTTGGTGGAAAGAGCAGCAAGAGAATCCGTAATGATACCATTTACTACATCTAAGGTTTTTGGTTTCCACTTTTCAATGCCTTGAAAAACTTCTGTTACTGTATTTGGATTGAAATAATTATCTTGTTCCAAGATATAACCAAATATACGGGCAAATACTTCATCAAACCGGGATTCAGTATCATTGAATAGGGCTTCTCCTCCTTGTCGTTGAATAGCTCCGGCAATTTCACTTAGCAATACACTTTTACCAATGCTTTCAGGTCCGAATATCTCAACTGTTGTACCAGCCAAAAGACCTCCTCCTCTAACTCTTCCTCCACTCAAAGCCAAATCCAGCAATGTAGATCCGGTAGAGATCATCATGTTTGGATCACCTTCCAGTTCTTCCTTTCCTCGTTTTAACCGGGATGACTCCTTTACTTTCTCTTTAACCTGAGTTTTCAATGATTTTGATTTTTTTCCAGCTCTTTCCACAATAATTCTGTTATCTGTTCAACATGATTTTTATGAATTCCTTGATGCTTCAATTCTTTACATATTTCTTCCCGATTTATTGTAGAAGAATTAATACTGATAAGAATTTTTCTTACCATATTTCTGATAGCATCCATGATATTATCATTGTATATCTTCTGTAATTTTTCCCGCACTTTTTCACTTTTCGTGGAATTGGAAATCTTTGATTGAATAATGAAGTAAGAATCAACCTCTGGATCAACCATTACTCCTAAGAAGGAGCGACTTTTAGTTAAAGTCCCCCGCCGCTCCTTCTTTTTGTCTTTAAAAAAGATACTCATTTTTATTAATTGTTTAATTTAACTGTTCGTATTTTTCTCCACAAGTTTCAAATAACTTGCAGCCTTCGCAGTCTTCAAAATCATCCCAATCTTTTCCCAGTTCATGTTCGTTAGGACATTCTTCCTCGTTTTGAGATGGTTCTTCTTCTTTTTCCTTTCTTCTTTCAGAACGGCGTCTTTGTGGTTTGTCAGACCGAGATAATTTAGAAACCGATTCCGGTTCTTCTTCCGGTTCTTCTTCCGGTTCTTGTTTTGAAACACGAGGTATAGTTTTTCTTCGCCGGGACTGGGTCTTTTCTTCTTTTTCCTCTTCCTGCTCCTGGTTATCATCTGATTCTTTTTCCTCGTTATCCACATCCTCTTCATCAAGCTCAAGAAAAGCCGTCTCTATCTCTTTGTAAGAATAAACTTTCAAAACCTCATCTAATTGAGGAACCCCATCTAAAATAGTTTCTGGGTAGGAGTAATCTCTTTCAACGTAATCTATCCTTCCAGCTTGGGCAAACTTGCTTCGATTGAATGTTTCTTCATTAAACCGAATACTCAATGTTAATCCATCTTCCAGATTAGGGAATATTTCCAGTTCCGGGCGTTCAGCAAGATCATCAATAAGAGTACTTTGAAAGTTGCCTTGTGCAATATCCCACAAGTAAATTTTATCTTTTTCATAATCTTTGTGATTTAACACAATCACAGCATATATGTTTTTTTGCTGTGGTTTTGAGATTATGTCTTCTTTCCCGATATCCGGATCACTGAACTGCTTCTGTCTGTATTCACAGATTGGACAAGGTTTCCCGAATGTTTTAGGACAAACCATTGTTTTGTTTTCAGCACCTACTCCATAATGCACCCAGTAAGGGCGACGGTACCAGTATTCACCTTTCTCAGCACCTTCCTCTTTATCTGGATGATTTGACGCGGAGACCAGGTAAGGGAGGATATCCACTTCAATTCTGGCTCTTCCTGAGGTTGCTTCTTCTTTGAAAATACTAACATCTTTGGGCAAAAGAAGGTAACCATAACTTTTTCCTTCTCTTTTTTGACGCTGGGCATTTTTCCCAATTTTCCCTTTAAAATTTGGACTTTTACTTCGTTTTCTCATTTTTCACTTTTTTGATGTTTATTTAAAAAATACTTTTCAATTGCGTTTATAACTCCGCAAGTGAATATAAAACTGTATATAAATACAAGTATTGGAATTGCTATGAAAATAATTACAACAATTAATAATGTTAACCATATACTGTTCATTTTCTTTGAAGTTTACTTTTGATTCCTTTATTCACGTTTTTCTGTTTTTCTTCTCCTTCTTTTTTCTTCCTCAAATACTCATCCCTAAGATTACGAGGCACGCTCGGGCCGGCAAAGTACATCTGAGCATGAAGAGTTACAAGTTGCTCCAGTGCTTTTTTTCTTGTCCAGGAAATCTCTTGATAGACATATTCAGCATACTCAGCCTCTTCCTGAGCATCAAGTAATTCATCTACTGTTTCAATATATTCTTCATTGGTTCGGTATGCAGCTTCAATATCTGCCGCGTTTGGCCTTGCTTTTCCCGTAAGGGTCTCCGGGTCTCGATTAATTTTGTCGATTAATATAGAACGAATTGTTTTCTTTTTTTCTTCTAACCGACGTACTTCCTTTTTCAAAGTTGATACATGTTTGGCATATCGTCTGGCTAACTCGGCCTGATCAATCCATTCCAGATCCAGATTGTCAAAATCAATTTTAACATCTTCTTTGTAATTAATTTCTTTTTCTTGCATTTCTTTTCATTTTTTATTCTTCATTAATAATTAAGTAACATACAAGCACAAGTCCTGAAAATCCAATATTGTATAATGGATCCCAAAACTTTTCTATAATTCCCGCCGCTCTATCATTCGTTCCATTCAGCAATACCGATTGACAATATCCAAGTATATGACGACGGATCCTTTCAGCGTCTTCATCTTTCAACCCGCTGAGTATATTACTTACTTTCTTCCACGGGGTAGGTTTCATTAATGCTCTACATAATTCAATTGATTCACTCTTTACTTCCGCTGTTTGATGAGCTATTTCCAATCTACGTTCAGCTGGTACCTTCAATACACTTTCTAATATCTGTATAGCATTTCGAGGCAACCCGAATGAATCCTGGATAATCTGATCGTATACAGATTTAGTTATCTTTTCTCCTTCTCCTTTCACCACCCTTCTCAATACTTGATGCATCTGCTGGTCACTTAGAGGATTCATCTGTAATTGCATACATCTTCCACGAATAGTTTTTAAGAGGGACCAGGGTTCTGTAGTACAAAAAATGAAGTAAGCATGTTTCGGAGTATCCTCCAATATTTTCAGTAGAGCATTCTGTGCTTCGTTTGTTAATTTTCCACATTCGTCGATTAACCAAACTCTCATTTTGCTTTCAATAGGCAGAAGATAAGCATTCCGAATTATCTCCCTCGCTGTATCAATACCTCGAAAATCTGCGGTATTAATCTCTTTGTAATCTATTCCTTTACAACCTACTTCATTGGCTATAATCCGACCTACAGTAGTCTTTCCACATCCTGTTTGTCCATGCAGGAGAAATACATGTGGGCATTTTTCAAGATTGGAAAGCATTGATTTCAGAGAATCAATAGTCTCGTTATTCCCCTGCACTTCATCTAATGTTGATGGTCTGTATTTTTGATATAAACCCATTTACTATTTAATTTATTATTCCAAATTCTGCAGCTTCTACTTTTGTTATCAATTCTTTTTTATAACAATCCCGGGCATAATTATTACGATATGCTGGATGGCTATTTCTCAAAAGTTGGAGGTAACTCATTGTTTTTACTCTCTCCCGTAGAAATTTATTGTTAGCAGTCACATATATCTCAAGTTCTTTTCTAAAGTTCAACTCTTTTATTTCTTCCAGTATTGATTTCATGATTATTTCTTTTATTATATTATACAATTTTTATTTCTATTATTTAGAAAAATTATAATCTTTTTTATCTGCCCAGCTACAATCAACCGGACTTAATTCCATATTTATTTTTAGTGGAACAATAATCCAAGTCCATTCTGCTGGTACTTCTTTCGTGGTTATTTCATGTGCGGTTTTTGTTACTTGTTCCAGTTCGTCCGGATGAACATCAAATACAATTGAATCATGAATCTGCCCTATCAACCGGGTATCCCAATTCTCTTGTCTCATTATAGCATCTAACTTAATGAAACTTTTCAAAAGTATATGGAAAGCACTCCCTTGAATTCTACAATTTAATACTTGGTTTCTTGTCAATACTCCTTTACATGAAAACCCAGTGTAGAATTTAACTACTCCGTTTTCAAGGTAATCATTATAAGTCTCCTCCATGTATTTTCTGTGAATGGCAAACCGATCAAAGAAATTCCCTTCTACTTTCTTAATGTGATCCGTGTATTCAAACAATGACTTTATATCGTTGTTGATAAGATGATCAGAAAGGGAGAGATCCTCTAATTCAATTCCTTGCTTTTTCTTCCATCTACCAGCAGGCTTCAATTCTCCCCAGTTACATGCTAAACCAATAGCGCAATTTTTGTAGTAATCTCCATATAATTCCGGAAAAGTAAACCCATTCTTTGCCGCACTTCTTAACACTTTGTGTCCTGTAATGGAAGGATCATACTTAATGAGAAATACTTGTTCTGCCACATCAGCATGAGGGTCGGAATTTGGATTCCTACAATATTCCAACATCACCGGATCCTTTGAATAACAAGCATTGATATTGAACTCCAATCCACTATAGTCAATCTCTAATAATTGATGTCCGGGACGCGGAAACAAAGCCCGTCGGGTAATTAGTTTTGCTTCTTCATCCCGCACAGGTATATTTTGAAAGTTTGGATTATTTGAAGAGGAACGATAAGTTTGTACTGTATGTAAGTTGAAAAATGGATGTATATATCCATCTATCGCCTCCCTTTCAAACTGATCCAGATAAGTATTTTTCAATTTCTTCAACTTCCGAATTTCCAGTATATAATTCAATCCCGGAATGTTTAATTCTTTCAAAGATTTTTCATCAGTTGACCCGGCTCCGGATGCAGTTTCTTTTGGAGGGGTTTCTTTTCTAACTTTGTATAGATACTGTTTCAGCTGAGGATTACTATTAATATTAGGTCCCTGTTCTCCTCTTGAATGTGTCCACTGCCTGTAGAATTTTGTCTGTTTTAATTCTTCTTCTACCTCCTCAATTCTTTGATCTAATTCTTGTTTTTTCTGGCGAATATAATCAATATCCACCCGGATACCTTGTCGTTCCGCCCGAGCCAAAGCAAGAGTCCCTTGATGAAAGAGTTTATAAGCATCTTTAGTTTCCAATATGTACATCTTTTAATACTGATTTGTATTCTTTTTTAATGAAGTCTATAAAAAATTTTATACGGTGGAGTGATACATCGGAGTTGTTCTTATTAATCATTTTGGCACGGGATTCACAAGCCTGATATAATTCATTTAAAGTTTGATGATACGCTTCAATCAATTGGTTAACAGATTTATTATCTACAAATTTTGGTCTGGCACTATTAATAACTATTCGCAAGAAACGTAAAGAAATTTTATCCGTGTTAAAACTTGTTGCTGTTTTTTCGCAAGTAGTGTAAATAAGATCCAAATTCTGCAGGATTGCTTCCCTGGATTTTTTCGCATTTTCTTGATATTGTTTTGGGTCTGGGTTTGGTTTTGGTGGAGGTGGAGGCGCCTGATATTTTGGCATATTATTACGTCCTTCGTTCATTTGAAACTTTTTTGTTGTTTTTTTCTTTGTCATAATATAAGTTTTTTAAAATGGTAAAAAATCATGTTCAATTTGATGAATATGCTGGGTAGCAAGACGCAAGGTCAATACAGCATCATATCCGTTGTAT